AGGTTCAGCAGCAGCGGTAGGCTTTTGCTGTGTTAAAGGTTTATTAACCTCTGCAGGCATCGACTCCTTTTGGATTCTATCGAAGAACTCGGCTTTAGTTTTGTCCAAGGCTGTCTTTACATCCATCCCTGGATTGTCTGACATCTTAGCTTCTACCAACTCTGAGTTTTCTCTAAAAAAACTGTCCTTGTTCATTAAAGTCAATACATCGACTTTAGCTTCATAAGAACTGTACTCCTTAGGCGTACCCTCCTGCTGAGGTGCTTGAGATTCCAGTTCAGCAATTCTGTTTTCAAGTTCAGCATTTCGAGCCTTCTCGGCTTTCTTTGCTGTTCTCTCTGACTTCATAGCTTCTCTGACTTTCTCATATACACTCTGGTCAACTTGACCCTCTACCGCAGGAGTTTTTACGTCTTCACTGACATCTGTAGTCGGCTGTTCTACCACTTGACTGGTGGCTGGTACAGCTTCCTCTTTGTTTACGTCTTTTGTATCCATAATTTACACTCTGTTTGGTAACGCAGTTGAGCTTCTGCTTTTTATGAATTAGGGGCAACCCCTTAGGGCTACACTCAACTCACAATTATTCCCACCTTAAAGGATCGTATGGTGTGTTTTTAATTCTCTGATAATGTTCTTCGTGTGCTTGAACATCGTAGCCGAACTTCTCGTCCAGCTCTCTACCATATCTAGTCTTGTGCATAAACTTCTTTTTCTGTCTATGCTTTGCTAGTCCTTTTAATACATCTTCCACAGTGAAACTACTCATTTTCTTTGACTAATTTTAATAGATCAAACCTTACTCTTCTAATTGCTTGTATTTCTGCAGCTGTGCTTTTAGCTTGCTCTGAGTTAGCAACTACTTCTGTAAGTAGAATCTCAAATAACTCTTGCTCACTGTTGTTGTCCTCCAGATACTGCATTATTGGGTGCATAGTTTTATTTACAATTATTACATCTTACATATCCTTTGTGTCCGTATTCCTCCATCTTAGCTCCACAATTCCAGCAACATCCATTAAACCAGTAGTTCCAAATCAGTTTTAACTTTTTCATGTTCTAGGTGTTACAAGTTCTTTTCTTCTTCCATCTAGTCCATCATACCATTCAGACATAGTAACAACTTCTAGTATCCCTTCGTCTTGTTTAGCTTTGATATAGTCAATTAGTGCTTCAAAGTCAGCAGTAAGCCAGTCTGTAGCAGTGGCAGAACTATCTACAATATCATGTAGGTTAAGTAAATATACACCACTCTTAGCAGATACTTCGTCTATATAACCTTTAGCAGTTGCTAATGATGTTGTCGCAACTATTTCCTTTCTGGACAGTTGATAAAAATCAGCCACTACGTTATTTTGTAGCCTGTTCATTCCTGTTCTAGCAGCAGTTATATTTGCTGTAGCATAGTCAGCCATTGTGCTGTCGTTATAAGCTGAAAATGGAACTCCTAGGAACTTAGCCCCCTTTGGCATTCCATTGCTTTCTAGATAAGCTATATCATTTTGTAATTCTGCTACAACTTCCTCCGAGGTAAGTGTTGTTAAATCTACATGAGTATACGAGTGATTTCCCATATCCCAACCATCAGCATACATCTCTTGCATCTGAGCCAATGTTATTTGATTTGTTAGCCCTACTTTTGCCCCTGGTACAAAACACATGCCTTTTAATCCAAGCGGTTGCATATAAGAAAATGCTTTTGTGTAGTCGCTTTCATTACCATCATCGAAGGTTATAACCACTTTAGGTTTTGAGTAATATCCGTATCTTAGGTCATCAATTATCAAACTTTGAGTTTCGCCAGATAACGATAATGCCCTGACTCTAAGTTCTGTTATACTTGACCAGTCAGGCGAATTGTTTATATCAAAATCATCCTTATTAAATTCTAGGAAATTCCAACCGTTAACGACTTGTCTGAGATTTGTTTTTTGAGAGGCGTTTATATTGCAAAGAAAATAGTTTGTGGTATCTGTTCTAAAATACATAAGAGCTACGGTGCTTTGATAATATTTAGAAACATCTTCTATATACACCCACATTGTGAACCTATCTACTTCTGATAAATCTAAGGATACTGTTTTTGTGGTGTAAGCTGAAACAGCATCTACTGATGTTACTTTGAGAGAGTGAGAACCGTTTTTAACTAAAATATCCTCGGCCTCGATAGTTGCCCCTGTTCCAGTTACTGACCAATCTCCAATAGTCTCAAAGTCTTCTAGTAGTGTTCCCTCTAGCATCTCATAATTAGTTTTTAGTGCGTTTCGTGACATAATATTTTATTTAACTAATTATACTGCTCTCCAGAATATCGTTACACTTCCTGTCGCTGCATCATCTGACTCCATTGTGATGTTTGTTGCGAATGTCGCACTGTGGCAATCAATTTTAGTTCCTGCTGCTGTTGAAGCTGGCAAGGTGATTTTAGTAGTCGAATCATCTTTAACTAAAGCCGCGTGTGCTGATAATACTACATTCACATAAACTCCCATAAGATACGCTGGTGAAGCTGTAACAACCACATCTGCATCAGTCGCTAAGTCTACAACTGTCATATTGCATCCTACTGGGTAATTTGTTACTGCATCATTAGTAGAATCTAGTGCTGTCGCTAGTGACACACTCTTAGCTAGTGTTGTAGCATTGTGTTCTCTTTCCGCTATTAAATCTATTTTAGCGTGGGACATATCGCCCGCTTGGAAATCTGTATAAAGATCGTTTTGCTTATTCATATTGTTATTATTAGTTTATTACTGTTGAATTTGTTGTTGTTGAGACTGTTGCTGTTGTTGCGGTTGTGTTATTTGATTAGCTGCTCTTTGCTCTGTCGCTTGTGCAAATGATGGATTAGCTCCTCCTGCTGCTTCTGTGTGCTTGTTGATGTGTTCAGTTAGCATTTGTGTCTGTTCTGGTGTGTATTGTACGCCCTCTGTTCCTTGATTCCTTAAGGCTGCCTGATGTATCTTCAAATGTATTCCGTGAACGTCAGTTGCTAGGACTCTTGCTGTTGCTGGGTCTAGGTTTTCTTCTTTAGCGTCTTTAAGTTGACCTTGCTTGTTGGCTACTGTTTCCTCTTCACGTTCTTTCAAAGAAGGTATGAGGTTATCAGGGTCTTTGATCTTGTAACCTTCAGTTAATAGTTTCTTCCAAATATACTCTCTATCCATAGGTACTCCAGCTGGACCAAACTGTAGTTCGTTGTTAGACATGAATAGTAGATTAGACCATTTAGCTATCTCTTCGTTGGCGTCAATGTATGATGAACTGCCACTAACAATAACTAAGTCTTTGATTGCTTCGATGTCCTTAAGTTTGATGTCTTTTTCCATTAGCTTGCCTTTCTTGCCTAGGACTCTGTATATAACTTTCTTCTGGTCTGCTAGGTATTGTTTGTTAAGCCATAGTGCCATTCTACCAGCAGGCTCTAAAACATCAGATTCAAACCTTTGTAATATCTTGCTTGTTCGTTGTTCAGATAGGAAAGTCTTAGTCTTAACCTCTGTTGCTGTTTGCTCTCTTGAAATTTGGTTAGCTCCAGTCTGATAATCTGTAATAGCTGTTACATTCTGTTTAGTCTTTTCCATGTAGCCTAGGACATAAGACATGTTACCCATGTTAGGCTGTGGTGTTGGTAGGACTGCTACACTCTCTCCAAGTCTTCTAACAGGGATTAAGGTTCGTGGTTTGTATTCTAGCGAAGCCTCATCAATGATATTAGATGGGTTGTATTCCATCGGTTTAGAAATATCAGTCCATACTGCTTCCAGTGTCATATTCAAACTGTCCTCTTCCATGTTAAGAACTCCTAACACTGGCTCAATGATTCCAAAGCCGTACATCTTTTCAGGTCTTTTGATAGGTCGGAACACTCCCATAGGTACAAACTGCTTATCCAAAGGGTTGGCTTCTTGTCTAATCATCATAGCCTGACCTCCGAAAGCGTCATCTGAAACGTCTACTAAAGTTACAACCCAGTTTTCCCATAAGCCCTTCTTTAGTACCTTGATGTAAAGCTCGGCTAGTTCTACTCTTGTTTGTTCTAGGATCTTGTTTTGTGTGAGACTCTTATACTTCTCTGTTTGTTCTTTCCAGTAATTAACATCGTCTCTTATTCTTTGACCTACCTTTTGCATATCATATCCCTCTTGCTTTAACATTCCATAAGTCTTGTTGTGTACTCTATGCCCTAAGACGAAACAGTCAGAAGTTTCAGTAGCGTTAACGTCCCAAATCATGTCATAAGGTGCAATAGCATCTAAAGTCCAGTTAGAGATAGTTTCGTTATCGTCTACCTTAACAGTTTTACCCATTTTGAACTTATCCATAGTGGCTACTAACAGAGGGTTGGTGATTACTTTGCCATAAACCTCTTTACCTTTCTTCTTTCTTACAATCTCTTCAGTCTTCCAGCCCATCTTCCAACCACTAAAGCCACATATACCACCCCATTTAGCAATAGACTCAAATGCTTCACGAGAGTTAGCCTCTTGGTTCTGGTATTCGTTGAACTCTTTATATTGCTCTACAAACTCAGTATCCCCTCTTTCCCTAGCTAGATAATTGAATTGTGGTGTCTCGGCTATAATCCTTGAGATGAAGTTCTCTACTAAAGCGAAAGCCTGGCCTAGATAAGTTTTAGTTTCTGTTTCTTCTGTAATTGAACCAACTCTTGTCTGGTTCTCATAACGTTTAACAAGCTCTACCCACTTTTCCTTTAAGCCTTGGTATTTGGTGTTGTGGTCTTTCCACGCTGAGATTGCAATTTCTTCTATTTTATTCGCCATGTCTAGTAGTTAGTTTTATGTGGGCCTTCATAGGTTTTCTCAAAACTTGAAAGTCCGTATCTTATTGCGTCCATTGGGTCTGATAGGAAATGGTCTGGTACGTTTAGCATCTTGCCATCTTTATCTACCTTCCACATGTAGTGTCTAAAGGACTTGATTGTATTTAAACTGTTCTTTGTTACTGAACATCTTTGATCCTGCACAAACTGGATGCCTTGGTTCACTGAACCCTGCCCCTTAGTTGCCCCGATTATGTTAACTCCGTAGTCGTATATCTCATCAATACTTTTAGGCTCTGCACTATCTGCTATTACTAAAGCCTGAGGTTGATTTAGGAGTATGTCTGCTATTTGTTTATTACTTAATCCTTTTTGGTATGTTATTTCATTAAAAATGTATCCGTTGTTGTATTTGTAAATGGCTACTATTGCTGTTGGATCGTTACTGTAACCGAAGTCTAGTCCATATCTCTCCAGTCTTGCCTCGTGTGGTATCTCATCTATGATAGCCCAGTCCTGATAAATCCTTCCCTCTAAGGTGTTAGGCTCTCCTAGCCATTTATGATTATACAGCGAAGGTCTGTTCTTCTTATCGTCTTCTATTTCTTTTAAGACCACATCAGGGATCATCTTATACTTGACTGCTATGTCGTAATTCTCATGGATAATTAAAGTGTCTGGTCTTCCCTCTATCACTAACCTAACATGTACGGGATCGTCTTCAAATAGTCTGTTGTATGTATAAATTATCTTAGACTTAGCTTTCCTTACTGTTGGTGTTAAAACCTCTATACTTTTCTTTGAAACTGTCTGGGCTTCTTCTACCCAAGCTACATCTATTCCCTCGATTGATTTAATACTCTGCTCATTGTTCCATAGTCCTTTGAAAAGAAAGTCTGAACCGTTAATCTTATTTGTTATAGATCTATCTGTTACATCAAAGTCTGTCATTCCGAACTCATCTATCAACTCCTTTAATAACTGATGGGAACTTTCTGCTATTGAACTCTGGAACTCTCTGAAACATGCTACCCTAGTCTTCTTCTCTCTAGCTCTTATTAAAAGGTATCTTGCCACTGTGTGTGACTTCAACGAATACCTGCCACCATATACTGCTGCTTCTCTCCAGTCTTCACCGAATAATGGTTTGTACTCACTTGGTATCTTTATTGTCTTCTCCATCTATAAATTTTACTAGGATTGGTTGCAACTCTTTACCGTTGCTTTTTATATCTGTTTCATTAGCTGGATTTCCTTCTGCCATCTT